GTATAAACAGTCTCTCCCTTTGTCGTTGTATTTCTTACCTTGACATATCCTCTTGGTATTCCAAGAGAAGCAGGATCGCTTTCAAGTACAGCAGGATCTGTAGAGGAGCCTATTGCGTACACTTTTTGCTGCCTCCAGCCAACATCTCTCTGATCTTCTCTATTGTTCGCTTGTTCATCGAGAGGCAGTGTAGGATCGTCAGATCCGAGCACATACTTCGAGTCATTCGTCTCTTCGGTAATCGCGGGATAAGCATTAGTATCAAAACTTACAAAAGGCGAAGAAATATATCGCTTAATGGGAATGGGTAGGCCCGGCGCAGAAGAAACGAAGAAATAGGCAGGTACTGTCACGTTGAACGTGTGTTTGATGTACCGCTCCTGCTGGGACATATCGTCAAAGTTGGTCTCGATGCTAAAAGAGCCGTCTTCTACCTTCGCAATAAACCAGTAGCCTTTCGCCGTGTCCAGGCGCCAAGATTGACCCTGGGGGAGAAAAGAGCTGAACACTTTTTCAAGTATCTGATTTGCGTGTTGCGTAAATTGTGTCCAGATAGTAACCTGATATTTCGCAGTATAGAATTGCGGCATGGGAACAACTAGCGTCTCATATACGTTGTTTTTTAAGTGAGGCGCAAGATAGGCACCATCTTTTGCAAACTGAGTGTTAGTAAGAGAGCCTACGCTTCTAGACGATGTGAGGCCAACAGTGCTTGAGTTGCTTGAGCTAGATTGATTAGGCACAAAAAGCTTGTTGATCAAGTTTTGATAATTTCTATCAGACTTATCTAGTCTTCTTTTTACGACAATTTCTCCGAGCTGCTGATTTATTCCCCTGCCGACGACGTCCTCGCCGACATTCTGGTTTAACTCAGTCCTCATTATTGTAATGAGGGGCAGAATAAGCGTGTTGTTCTTGTCCCTCAGGAGACCGCCTCTTTTTAGAAGAGCCCACTTCTCTCCTGCAGCGAAAATTACAGGAACTTTCTTCAGAGGGGCAGAATCTGTTCCTCCATATGCTGCAGATATTTCTTTTTCGAACAAGTTAAATATCGAAACGTCAACGTCTTCGATGCCGCAAGAGGGAATGGAAAACTCTGGTGCACCGTTTACGTTTTCATAACCTGTAGGTAGAGGCGACTGCCCAAAGTTTCTTTTGGAATTTGATTTTAATCTGGTGGACATTTATTCCTCACTCATCGTAAAAAGCAGATCCAACATTATCTGGGTCGCCTTTGTCGGAGACTTGCTTGGGTCCTGTTAGCGGCTTATCAAGTACACCACTTTCTACGAGGTCTCGCTTATCACCCGTAGGATTTCCATCGCTGTCTATCGAATCTCCTCGCTGTTGGACGAAGGTCTCTTGTACAGCGTCGGCGTCTGTGTACCTTATGTCGGTTGGTCCAAGAACAGGGGCGACAAAGAGACCTTCGCGTGCCACAGTTCCAACAAGCTTAATGCCATCTTTGTGTTCGGGAAGTCCGTAGATGTTTCTCATGTAAGAGCGTTCTGTGATCTCATAGAAGACATCAGAGAATGAGAAGAAGTCTCCGATCATCACGTTGATTCCCTTGTCGACGAGGTCTCGGTGCTGCACATATACTTCTATCTTATATTGGGCATCAATTCCAAATTTGTCGATCTTTGTGTCGGTCTGGAAGTTGTTGTCTACGAGCGCGTCGAGAGCGATTGGATTGTCATAGACTTTCTTCAGAGCCTCGTTGTAGACTCCGTGTGTCTTGGTCTTCAATTCAGAAATGGGATAGTAGTAGACCTTCTGTCCGACGACGTCCTTGATTATCTCTTTGGTGATGTCGGATATGAAGTTTAGCTCTCTCGGAGTGATGAATAGACGTGACATTTTTCATCATCCTATCGTAATGGAAGTTCCTCGAGGCATGGGCACATACCTGAGCTGTTTATTGAGAGACTCTGCTGCTGCGGCGTCGGCTTCGAGGAGCTTCTGATGTGTAAGCTGTCCTAAAAACTCCTTCATCTGCGTCTGAAGTCTGTCTTTGTCTTCTCGACCTTGCGTCACGAGAGACTCACCATTCAGCTGTAGGTCTGCGTTAGGAATCGGTATGTTTTGGAACTTGGATCGAATGAGTCCGAGAAGCTCCTTAGCGAGCGCGAGAGTGTACTGACGTATCCATTGACGACCCGGCTGATTTATTGTGCTGAAGGGCAAATTGTCAAGAGGAACGTTAGAAGCACCAGATATTCCGTAGATCGTCTGATCACCGTAAGCAGACGGGCTTAGAGGATTTTGAGGAGGCAAGACCTTGCAGTATAGCTTTCCTACTTGCAGGTCTGTGATAGGTATGGGATAAATTCTCAGCTTGCTGCCCATGATCTCGTAGGAGTAGTGGGACCTTCTCACCCTGAACGCCGACTCTAGCATTCCTCTCCTGAGCACGTCCTCGAAGATGGGAAGGACGTAGAAGATCGATGAATTGACGTACGACTCGTAGTTGAAGTTAGTTGCAAGGAAGTTAGTGATGTTCGAGGCGTTGAGGAGGAAGTGCTGCGCCGCGAGGGGCTCGACGTGGAAGAGATCTACGACACGTAGCTTGCCCTTCTGAGACAGACTGTCGTATACGTTGCTTCCAGAGACAACATCCTTGAGGTCCTTGTAAATATCGTAATCTTGCTGACCAGCAACCAGGTCGAAATATCCAAATATTGCGTTCTCAGACCCACCTACGAAGGCGTTGGTTGCATAGGGCTCTGACATCCTGAGTAGGTACTCTAGCGATCTCTGCGTATATCTGTTTGTGATGTTCACAGATCCTGTCGCAGCTCCCAGTACATTGGTGAGCTCCGATATGATCTTGGTCTCATGAAGAAGTCTTGAGTACTCGCAGACTGACTCTTCAAAACAAGCCCAAATCTCTTTCTTGGTCAACTCAACAGAGAGAACATCGTCTCCCAACTTTCTCTTGACGTACGTGACCATAGAGTCGGCCTCTGATTGAAAATCAGAATCCGAATCGAAAAATCCGAATGGCGTTGGAGATATTGTAGTTAAAAAAGTGGCCATGCGTCACACCTATCCTAGAACGATAAGTATGCGATCAAGCGTATTTGGTTTCATACACTGTGAGATTTTATGGCTCTTTCCTGGTGTTTGTTCCGAGTCAGGTGTAACTTACTTAGAAAATTTCTCTTTGAGAGACGAAGGAACTGTATCTTGAGAAATCTTCTTAAGGAATGCGTCACGAAGGGAGCCTGGTGATGCAACAGGTGTGGGGGCCTGAATCTGAGGAACAGGTGGAATGACAGGTGCGATCTTCTGCTCAGGCTTCTGCTCAAACTTAATTGCAGAGACTGCAGGAGCGGCGGGCCTAGAAGAGATTATTGAAGACGCAGTGACTGTGATTTCAGGTTTCGTAGTACGCTTTGTAACTTGTATCGCCTCGGCGACGACTGACAGCGTCTTCTTAAAATTTATCTGGAACTGTAGCGGAGCGAAGTATCTGTTGTCCACGAGAACTTCTACTCTTGCGTTGTAAAGACCCTCTGAAAGCTTCTTATCCATTCTCGGGAGTGTGAACTGAACTACTTCGTCTTCACCAGTACCGTAACCGTTGAACATATACGCAAAGTCGTCATTCTCACAGACGAGTCTCACCTTTGCCGGGGACATTGCAGTTCCTTCCATTTTAATCTTAAATGTAAGATCGTTCGATTCTTCAAGGTCCAAATCTACGGTTTCTGTCAGTGGTTCCATCGCAGATACATATCTCTCACTTTACTCTAACAACAGAGATCTTTATGTCATCAAAAATCGATCTCACTTTGACAGCAACATTTCTAACTGCCCTCACGGCGAGGTGAGAGGCATCAGTTAGTTTCACTTTTACAGATCCCTGGATGGGCAGCGCGGGCGGCTTGTCATTTATCCTGATAAGCTTTGCCCAAACTATGACCTCCTGAATTTCCCTGAGTGCTCTCTTCGTCCCAGACTGGCCTAGCTCTATGAATCTTGAAATTGCCTCCATCACGACAGACATGAGGCTAAATCCCTGACCGATCAAGTTTTGATTTCTTCCAAATCCCCTGGTGACAAGCGTTATTCCTGCAGATCGACCTGTTCTCGAAGCACCCGCGGGCGATCCTGTTCTTGACCCAGGAGAAACAATAGGTATTCTTGCCAAGTTACACCCTTACTCTTTCGAAGACTGCATCTACTGAAGGATTGCCAGCATCGTCGAATAGATCGAAACGAGCAATCTCAGTCACGTTGTCTTCTTTAAAAAAGACCATTTGCTTGCCTATTATCTTCCATCTCCCAAACTGCATGTCGTACACACTCTGTATCCTCTCGTCCATTGCAGTGACAGCGTTATAGAGATCGTCCAGTTTTGCGATGCCATTTAAATCTTCTGATGCGTAAGAAACATCATCAAAGAACGCACCAGTATCCCAAACGACTTGTCCGACAAAATCGCTAGAGAATGTTATTAATGCTGCGTATATTCCGGGAGCCGTTTGATAAACTCCTGCTGTCGTCCTAGCTGTAACAACGGTGCCTTCTTGATCAAGAACCGCATAACCAACTCCGTTGGCTGCAACGGCATCGGCCTTTAATTTACCGAAATTAACACTTAAAAGCTTTTGAGGCATCTTTAAATTATATGTGGATTAGTTAATCAGGTTCAAA